CTCCGATATTTTCGGGAATTGCTGCAAGATATCTTTCACAAGCTCGATTATGTTCATTTCGCTTTGCCTCCCATTATCGCCGCCGCTCCTCTGAGTATTTGCTGTTTCTTGTCGGCTTTCATTCGCTCAAACCAAAGCTTACCGGCAAGTGGCTCTTTAAAAGTGCTGTAAACAAGGTCTTTGTCCGTCAGCACTTTCTTTTCTCCATGTCGGGCGTAAGACGAGCCTGTAACAGAGGATACCATAAGCTTGCCGTAATACTGATAGCGTGCGTAAGGTGCAAGATACTGTATCTTGCCGCTGCCTATTTTTGTGCCTCTCGTGGCAGACTTTCTCAGATTAGTGCTGAGGGTAGGTGTATACTTCACCATATGCCTTATGCACTCAGCGTCAATGAACTTTTGAGCCTTATCAAAGCGTTCTGAATACTTGCCTGCAAAGGACTTATCCCAAGTGATAGCCCTGCTGTCCATAGGCTGACCTATCTTCATTTTACGCTCACCTCCATATGTGGCAGACCGCCGAACATATAATCATCAATGCTCATTACCGTAACAAAGTCATACTCCGCACGGAAGATTTTCATGCTCTCAGATATGCTCTGCGGCGTTTGATTATCGAACTCAAACTCGCATTTTCCTCTCACAAGCATATCCTTTGCAGGGGTTTTCGGTGCATTATCATCATAGAAATACACCCTTGTGCTGTCTGAGGTCTGCATACCGCTTTTCACGATACTTCCCGACTTATTCTCACACCAGTAAACTTTCTCTGCATACTTCCGCACAAATCCCTCTGTCTGCTTGTCGAAAAGATACACCGTGCAATCGCTGTTTGCAAGCATTTACCTCACCCCTCTGTAAAGCAGCCCTGTTCCGCTGAGCCATTTGTACACGATATCGTGAACGGCTCTGTCAGCGTTCTGCCTGCGGATATCCGAGCTTTCATATGACTTTGACCAGCCACCAACGCTTTCGGAAGATACCCCATGAGTGCCGCCCTCCTGCTCTGCCTTGAAGATATTTTCCGCAAGCTCGCAGCAGCACATTTTCACTTCTTCGGGGATATCGTTCTCGTCAACGTTGTCAAGGGTATATTGCTTCATAAGGCTTGTGGCTTGCATTGCATAGAAGTCAAAAGCGGCAGATATGTCAGGCTCTTTGCCGCAAAGATAAACGCCTATATAATAGCTCTCGCTTGCATATGCTTTCATACTGCCGCACCTCTTTACTTCTTGAATCTTGCAAGCACTACCTTTGACTGGTCTGAAATAGCCACAGTGTAATGCTTGTCAGCAGATATATCTGTGCAGCGCTTTGTGCTTCTTCTCTCTGTTTCAACGTTGGTGTCACGCTTGAGGTAGATAGTCAGAGCTGATGTTTCGTCCTCTGTTTCAGTATCAGCGTTGAGCTTGATGATAGGGCATATGTAGAAAGTGCCAGCCTTGACAGCGGCGTTCTTTACAACATAGTCACCCACCTTTGGAGCGTAACCCTCTGCACAAGGCGTTACTGAGCCGAGCTTTATCTGTGAAGCAGTTGGTGAAGCTGTGCTGTCTGCAACAACTTCCTTTGCACCCTCTGCATCGCTGTCAACTCTCACATACTGTTCTGGGATAGCCTCGTTAAGTGAAACTTTCTTTGACGGAACGATACGGCAGTTCGCTATTTTGCCTATCTCGCCTGTCATTACCACATTGCCGTCATACTTATCGGCAGAAATAAAGTTCGGGTCCTTTCTAAGCTGTGAGTTCTGATGAGGATTAATAAACATAGCCTTTTCGGTGTTCAGCTCCTCATTGAACTTGTCAACAGCGTCAACAATGCCGCTGTAAGAGATAGCAGAGGCCGAGCCGTCATAGATGAGCTGAGCTTTCATAAGTGCGTCCATGCTGTCTGCGTCCACCTTAGAAGCGATAGACATTGCAAGCTGTGAAGTCGCCTGACCCGCAGGATTGCCATAGCCGCTGAGAAGTGCTTCATCAGTTATCTCCACCGCTTTCATGGCTTTCTTTACCTTAGCCTGAGTGGAATCTGTTTCAAGCTTGACGGTTTCGGCTTCAACGCCCTCTGCAACATCAACTGCGTCGCCGATATACTTGTACTGCGGCACTGTGATAGTATCGCCAGGCACGCCAACGAGTGTTCTGTCTATCTTCGCAAAGGGAGATACAGTTATCTTAGACTCTATCTTTGCGTCGATCATATCACTCATTACCTCAGGATCGATAAGGTCGGTGATCTTTGTCTGCTCTGCGAAATACTGCATAGAAATTCTAATGCCATTTGTCATTTTCATAATATCCTATCCTTTCAACTGTTCGTATTTTTCGGGGTCTGTTCGTTTAAGTTCCAGCCTCTGCATATACCCCATTTTTGCAAAGGTTTCCTTGCTCACTTCACCTGCGGCAGGCGTCCCTGTGGGAGCAACCGGGTTCTTGATAGGCTCGGAGCTTTCAAAAAGATAATCGTTATCTTTCTTCACGTTCTCGATAGCCGTCTTGATATCCTCAGCCTGATTTTTGGAAGCTTTGAGAGTTTCCACATCAAGCAAAGCTTTAAGAGCCTTGACGTTTCTTGCCTTGCTTGCCGAGATAGCGTTATCAAGGGTAGCGTCAAACTCCATATCAGATATCTTCGCCTGATACTCGGTATCTTTCTTAGCAAGGTCAGCGGTGAGCTGTGCGACTTTGCCGTTAAGCTCCTTGACGTCCACGCCCTCAAATTCTTTGAGAGAGTTCT